CGCGCAAGGCTTACAAATGAAACTCTAAACAGTTATGGCACCTGGCTGCTTACAGCAGGCGGCGATATTGCTCAATTTGAGCGCAACCCGGTATTGCTTTACATGCATCAGCGGGGTCAGGTAATCGGTATGATGAAAGACATCCTCGTGGAAAATGATGAAGTCACCGCTGAGCCTGAGTTTGACTGTGCCACCGAACTCAGCCGAACCTGCAAGGCGCAGTACGAATTTGGCTCCCTAAGAATGTTCAGCGTTAGCATTGATATCATTGACATGAGCGATGATCCTAAGTTTTTAAAACCCGGACAGACGTCGCCAACCATAACTAAATGGAAACTGACAGAGGTTTCCCTTGTAGATATTGGCGCAAATGATGACGCGATCCGCCTGTCATACAAAGGCAAGACGCTTACTCTATCAGCAGGAGATAATCCATTACCAACATTAATAACAACAAAAAACGACAACATGGAAATTAAACAAGTAGCCCTAATGCTTGGGCTTCCAGACACCGCTACTGAAGCGGATGTTAAAACTAAGATCGCCGAGCTGATGGCGCAAGATGCAGAAGCAAAGACTCTGCGCGACAATCTGGCACAGATGACTCTATCGGCCATCACCACTGCTGTAGAAACAGCAATCGATGAGCGCAGAATCACTGCCGACAAGAAGGACCAGTTCATTCAGCTGGGACAGAAGGTGGGCATTGATGACCTGAAAAATACCTTGGCTGCCATGTCGCCTGCCGGCAAGGCAAGCGCAATGATCAACCGGGCTTCCGGTTCTTCAACCGTTACCTATGCAAAGCTTTCTGAGGTGCCTGCAGATACGCTGGAACTGATGCGTAAAGAGGACCCTGAGCAGTACAAAAAACTCTACAAAGCCGAATATGGCTTCGATTGTCAAATCTAATTTTTAAGATAGTATGAAAAGGTTAATGACACTATTTTTCGCCATCCTGTTCAATTCATTGGTTGGCGTCATGTTTGGAGCAGCTGTCGGCATCGGGCCGATTACTTCTGCTATCGCTATGAATGGCATCGCAACTGTTGCGAGCTTTATGCCTCTTCCGGTAAACATCTTACGTGCGGGTGTTTATAAGGAGATCTGGACGGGAGAACTCGTTAAAGCCCTTCGTGAAGGTCTTACCGGCACCTGGCTGGATGGCATCCCGGATATGTCTTCTCTTGTAGATAACGACGTAATACATCTTATAGATGTAGGAGGAGATCCTGACGTACTAATAGACAATACGACATACCCTCTCGAAATTCAGGAGCTCCCCGATGGTGATATAGCCATTAAGCTTTCAAAATTTGAGACAAAGGCAACCCCTATCACAGACGATGAACTTTACGCAATCTCTTATGATAAGATGGCACGCGTAAAAGAATCTCATGGTCAATCTATCACCATTAGTAAATTTAAAAAAGCTGCTCACGCTCTGTGCGCTGCCGGTAATACTATAAAGACTCCTGTTATTGCTACTACAGGTGAAGTTGATGCCCTTACAGGACGTAAGCGAATGACAAGGGAAGATCTTCTTAATATAAAAACACAGATGGACAATCTGAAAGTACCTACAGCGGGCCGTCGTCTTGTTCTTTGTTCTGAACATGTCCAGGACATTTTGCTCTGGTCGCAGGCTTTTGAAAAACAATATTCTGTGGATAGCACAACCGGTAAGATTGGACGTCTCTATGGCTTTGATATTTACGAGTTTTGGAATACGCCTTATTACTCCTCATCCGGAGCAAAACTTGCTCTTGATGCAACTCCATCCGCCGGCCAGTTCAACTGCTCATTTGCATTTTACCCGCCGCGAGTATTCAAGGCGACCGGTTCGCTGAAGATGTACTACTCAGAAGCTGAAAAGGATCCTCTCTATCACCGCAATCTCATCAACTTCCTGCAGAGATTCGTTTGTCTGCCCAAGGTAGCTGATGCCGGTGTGGTGATCTACTCTGCTTATGATTCCGGCGCTCTGCCGACAATCACCGGTGATGAGTTGTTAGACGGCCTTGCTGCTACTGCAGGTAGCTCGAAGCGTACATATTCCACAAGCAACGGTGCAGCGATTGAGGCCGCTTCCGATGCTGACTGGTTGACAGTAACAGTTGCTGCGGGCAATAAGGTGACATTCACTAGAACGGCATATGCCTATTCTGCTGATGGCGATAATCCTAGAGTTGCCAACGTGACCCTTAGCATCCCCGGCACGAGCGTAACGCTTAACGTAGAGGTGCAGCAGGCTATGGGTGCACAACCATAATTGATGATATCATGTTGCTCGAAGTATTAGGCTCGTTCCAGGACAAGTATGATCCGACAGTAATGTACAATCCGGGTGATACTTTCCAGACCGATGATCTTGATAGGATCAACGACCTTGTATCACGCAGGTTGGCCAAAATCGCGTGTGTTGAGAACGTGCAGCCTGCCGAGACCAAAGAAAAAGAACTTAAGAAAAACAAGCCTGCTCCAAAGGTGTCTAAGGAAAAGGAAAAAAAAGAAACGGAGAAACAACAATGAAAAAGCCGTTGAGATATCTGGTAATTCACTGCACCGCCACGCCGGAAGGACGCCAGGTCAGCTCTGATGAGATTAGACGTTGGCACACTGCCCCGAAGAAAAAGGGGGGCCGTGGCTGGAAGCAGGTGGGATATACCGACATGATACATCTCGACGGCACCATTGAAAGGCTTGTAACTAATAATGAAGATGATTGGGTGGATCCCTGGGAAATCACCAACGGCGCAAAAGCATTCAATAGTTATTCCAGGCATATAGTATATGTAGGTGGGCTTGCTTCAGACACAAAAACACCGAAAGATACCAGGACTCCGGAACAACTCGAAGCCATGCGTAAATATGTTCTCAGGTTCCACTCCAAACATCCTAAAGTGAAGATCATTGGACACAATGAGATCGCAAACAAGGCTTGTCCTTGTTTCGATGTACATAGATGGCTTTGTTCAATTGGCATTTGTCAAAAAGATATGATGTAATGGGTGAGATGTTAAAAAGAGCGACTATTGGTAACCTGTGGTTTAAGGTACTATCAGGCTTTGCTATGATACTCATCGTAGCGGGCTTTATAGTGCCACCTATGGGCATTATCGATGGCTCCGTGCTGACGGCAGTCGGGGAGATCTTCGCTTTTGCAGCTGTCAATACTGCGCTCAAAGCGATGGATCAAGGATTCTCGGCCAGGGTGAGACATAAAAAGACGACTCTGTCGCTGGATAAATCCAAGGACAATGCACAAAATGCTAAGCCACCAAAGCAGCCGAAGCCATGAGAAGACTATTATCCATAAGCCTCGTTGCATTGCTTATTAGTAGCTGCTGCATTCCATCAAAGTGTGAATACTTTAACAGTATTCCTGAGCGTGTTATTGAGAGACAGGATAGTATCGTGTTCTTTCCCATGATAATACCGGTGCCAATACCGGCAGAAGAGACTGCCTCAGAAGTTCCGGTTTCTGACACTTCAGAAATAAAGACATCTGTAGCGGAGTCAAAGGCCTGGGTAGAAGATGGGCGACTGCATCACAATATGCGTAACCTCTCTGATCAGATGATCCACGTTGAGATCAACGTACCGAAGCATATTTCCATACAAAAGGAGTTTTTGACGCGTACCGCCATAGAGGAGGTTGAAAAGGAACTGAGTTGGTTTCAAAAGACATTGATGTACGCAGGTGGAGTAGCCCTCGCAGCACTCTTGGGAATATCAGGATTTAAACTGATAAGATGGCTCAGTATAAAGAGGTTCAAATGATGTTCAATTTGAATTTAAACAGTAAACAAACAATTAAAAATTAAAATTATGCAAGGATATGTAAATGGAAGTGACCTATTGATGTCATTTGCCGGCAAAGCGGTCGGACATTGTACCACTCACTCGGCTACTTACAATACCGAGACAAAAGACGTTGCTGTTAAACCGGCAGCAAGCGTTGATGCAAGTGCTGCTTCGCTATTTAAGTCAAAGCGTGTTACCGGTCTTTCGGTGCAGGTGAAGGCCAGCGGTCTTAAGTTTTATAACGAAATTGAAAGCGGATTCAAGGCAGCACTGGCTGCTTGGAAAAACGGCGCCCCCGTAGCCGTAAAACTTTTTGAACGTCAGAATGACGCTACTCCTTATTTGACCGGTAATTTCATTGTTTCGACCCTCGAGGAGACAAACCCGGCAGCTGAGGATGGTACCTATGATATAACTCTGGAGAATGATGGAGCGGTAACCATCGATGAGACCAAACTTGACTTGCTCGGTGCTACTCCGCCACCGGCTCAAGGTTAATTGATGCGTTATGATTAAACAGGTAAAGATTCAAGGAAAGGAGTACCCATTTCGCGTAACAATGGGAGCGCTGTTGCGCTTCAAGCGCCTCACCGGCAGGGATGCTTCCACTATCACAGATGAAGATCTTGAAGGGTTGATAGCGTTATTCTACTGCTGTATTGCCTCTGCTTGTAATGCTGATGGTGTGGAGTGGCCCTACAGTTTAACCATGTTTGAAGACATTCTAACGGAGGATGAGGTGAAGGAGATGACAAAGCTGATAGCGCAAGATAATCCGGAAGACTCAAAAAAAAAGGAGCCGAAGAGCAGTCGATAGAATTGCTTTTGTCAATAGCATTGGGGTGTGTCGGGATGAGCTTGGATGATTTTTGCCGATGCACCCCTTTTGAGTTCAAAGGCATATATGACGAATGGTTCGATCGTACAAAAGATGCCATAAGGCGTGAATGGGAAATAGGGAGAATGATATCGCTCAACGTCCTGGCTCCGTACAGCAAAAAGAGGTTGAAACCTACCGATATATGTAGGTTCTCATGGGATGAAGAGGATACTTCCGTACCGAAGGGTACAAGCAGCTATGAACGAATGAAAGAAGTTGAGAAGAGAGGTTAGACTCCATTAGGGTGTTCTTTCCACCATTTGATGTAGCCTACCAGCCAACGAATGGAAAAATAAGCAAGTAACATTACAAATGCCGTAAGAAACGGCCCTGCAGCAACAATAAGTTCAACGATATTTGATAGAAACTCACGCATAGTACTACAAATATATAATTAATTTTCAAATGTCCCAAACGATATCGTTTAAAATAAAGATAGAGGGTTCTGATTCCTTCAAAGTTGTGACAGCTGATGCCGGAGGGGTCGCAGAAGCCATCCGTAAAATTAATCAAAGGACCAATGAGCTTAACGGGAATTTGGTTAACACAGCCGCGGCTATGCAGGTGGTGGAAAGCTTAGGGTCAATGTTCTCCGGACTGGAATCTGCAATAGATTCGCTGACATCAGGTTACAGGGCACAAAGTGAGGAGTTGTCAAAGCTGAAGCGGATAATGCGCAACACGATGGATGCCACGGAGGATGAGATTGATTCAGTGAGGCGACTCATCAAGGAGCAAGAGCGTAAAGGTGTTGTAAGCGAGGAGGCCCAGCTGGCTGCTGCACAGGAATTGGCAACATATCTGACCATGTCGGACAGTCTCGAAGCAATAATCCCCACGATGAACAATATGATCGCCCAACAGCTTGGCATGGGGGCAAGTGCCGAGAGTGCTGCGCAGATAGCTATGATGTTGGGTAAGGTGATGAATGGCCAGGTAACAGCGCTGAGTCGC